CAGTTCAGCTGTTGTGACTGTTGCACCATCTAGGATTGCTACTTCAGTTCCTGTAAGGTCAGCAAGTGCAGAGGCTGTACCGCTTGCCATTGTTGCAAGCTCTGTCAACTCAGCATCTAAAGGCTGTTTATTATCAAATTGAGTCTGTACGCTTGATGTTGCATCTAACCTATTCAGCTGTGTGGTGGTTACTGTAGCTCCGTCAAGAATCTGAACTTCAGTGTTTGTCAAATCTGCCAAAGCATCAGCAGTATTTTGATTCATGGTCGCCAACTCTGTCAGCTTGTCTGAATGTGGTTCTACGTCTGTGCCGATCACTAGACCTAAATTTGTCCTACTTCCTGATGCAGTGGTGCTTCCTGTACCCCCATCAGAAACTGCTAGTGTTCCAGTAATCGAACTTGCTGAAAGATCAACAGCAATTTCTGTAGATTCAATTACTAAACCACCATTTGATTTGAGATCAACAGATAATGTGTTTCCAGACTTATCAATACCATTGCCAGCTATAACTTGACCCGCCCCTGAGAACTGGACAAAGGTAAGGTTATTCGTGCCAACAACTGCTGATCCCTTATCACTAGAACAGACAAAGGCATTATCTCCGTTTACAGTGCCACTCTCAACAAAGGTGAAAGCCCCTGACGCATCAGCCCCAGCAGCTAAGTCATCAACCCTTGCTGGTGAAGCCCCGACTTTGTAGATACCATTTTCTGAGGCTGTGTTTTGATCTTTAACTAATACTCGATCATTTGTAGAAAGAGTAACACCGTCTAAAGTATCTCCATTATTAAGAGCAGTAGAGATAGTAATATTTCCAGTCGTACAAGCTTGAACGGACTCTTTGATATCTAAGCCCTGTGCAACTCCGTCCACATAGCCCTTATTTGCTGCCATATGGTCAGCTGTGGGGTCAGCTACATTAGTTATTGTCTGATTGTTAAATGAAACCGCAGCACTTGGGGCGGTCATTTGGTCTAATCTATTAGTTCTAACACCTGTATCAAAATCACTGATCTTTGTATGGGCAATGCTAGGTATGTCAGCGGCAACAAGTGATCTAAACGTAGGTGCGGCAGCCGATCCAGTAGTAGGGCCAGCTAATATTGCATTTGCAGTTCTTGTATCTGTTTTATTGAAAAAAGCACCAGCACCACCAATAGTTATTATTGAACTTGCAGCTGGGGGTGTATTCCCATCATCACCAAAGCCATAATATAATTTTAGATCATTTTCATTAAATGCTAATTCTGAGGGGGAAAGACTAGAGGGTGCGCCAGCACTTCCAGAGGCTGCCCTTTTTTTTATTCTTATAGTATTTGACATGGCCTAAAAATTTCCTCCATTAACAAGTGTTAGTTTAGTGGTTGTTGCATCTGCCTTAAATTTAGCAGAACTTGAGTCATAGTACACAACTGATCCATCTACTTTATTAGATTCATCAAGATCCAAACCTTTGGGGCCTTGAGGCCCTGCAACTTTCACAGTGACTACTCTGGTTTCACCATTAACTGTGATTGTGTTTTTGTTTTGAGTGATGTTGATGTTACTCATGAGATAGTTGTATAACCCTCACTTACAAATATAGTACCTTCAATATAATATTCACGCTCACCGCTTGGATTTAAAAGCAAAACGTCATAAGCTAATTCATTTGGTGTGAATTGTAGAGTTTGAACATCAGTTAAAGAAATTTTAAACTCACCATTTGTTCTATTTGTATAAGCAACGGTAAAGTCTGCATATTTTCCTGTCCTTTCTTTGTCCCAAACTTGAGCAGCTATTGTGAAACCAACCAAAGAAACGGCATCATCATTAGAATCAGTAATTCTAAACGACTCAGAATGATCTGACCTTCTTTGAACGGTAAAATCATAAGTTCCAGCGATTATTGCCATTTAACTATAAGGTGATTCTCCTAGTATATCAGTTTTCCATTGAGCTTTTAGTGCATCACTATCAGAAGCCGATTCTATTTCAGAGTCTGCTGGTGCGTCCCTTAATGCTTGTTTTTTAGCTGCAATTTCTGTTTGTTTACTTGTATCGCCTGTTTCTACTGCTCTCTGAAATTCAACATCAAGCTCAACAAATTTTTCTCCTCTGGAAAATCTTATATTCTGTCTATGAATATTTCTGGCTTTCGCCATATCAATGCCAAATCCCATGATTATTAAGGTGTGTAAGTCCAAGCGTCACGAAAGCTTCGATCAGTTGGAACATCTGTTCTATTAATTATAAAGGAAGTTAGCCCATCAGGAACATCTTTAGCTTGTATTTCTTCAACAGTTAATGAGGTGTTATCTGATGGACATAAAATTGAAATACTCCCATCTTCTTCAAGATAAACAATTCTCTTATCAGAATTTGGCATAGTTTTTTTCTTTTAGTATATCTTATTTATTATTGATCGCCATGAATAGCTATAAAACAATGAGTCACATCAACATTACTTAAACCTACATTTTGTGAATTATTTGTACCAGATACAGTAAATCTATAGCTACCGACATTTATTTGATTAAAAGTATCTATATGACAAAGCACCCTTCCACCTGTTGATCCGTTTCTATGAACAAATCCAGTTGGGCAATAGTCGGTACTAGAAAAATTTGTATCAAAATTTAATTGATAAATACCTACACCATGATCACCAACACTTGTAACACCAAAATCATCTCTCATTGTTGTATTAGTTCCATTAAAATTAACCCATATTTTTGCACGACCCTCATAAATTTGATCAGCAGTTGATTGATTTGCATTTCCAGTGTTAAAAATACTATTTAGTTTTATGCTTGATATTGATGGGCTTGCAGTAAAACTCATGTTACCGCTACCATCAACAGTTAAAATTTCTCCATCATTTGATGTAGCTGGTAAAGTATAAGTTTTATTTGAAGCAACAGTGGCAGGTGATTTTAAAGCGACAAAATGTGTTGAATCAGAATCGTAAAATCTAACAGGTCTTTGACCAATAAAATCTATACCATTATTAGAAAATTTAAAAGAAAGATTACCCGCCCCGCCAAAACCTACAACATTACTTGCATCTTGATAAAATCCAGTAGTGCTTGAACCAAAATGCAAAGATGGGGCATTTGCAGCCCCTATAGCAGCTTGCAAAACTCCAGTCATTGTGCCGCCTGATTTTGGCAATAAACCTAAATTAGCAGTATTTAATGGGCCAATAGTATGAAAAGTTGCTGAGGCTGCCGCTGCATTTCCGCCTGTATCTCTAATTTTTAATAAATTATTATCTGTATCTGCAAAAAGTTGACAAGGTTGGGTTGTACCTAAACCAGATTGTGCGCCACTACTACAAGATGCTAGAGCTAAAACAGCCTCTTGTATATCAAGTCTTACTGCTTGACCTGTGCCGTTTGGAATATTAAAGTCTGGAGATTGTGCCATTTTATTTTTATATTAGCTTGATTTGCCGAAACCAGTAGCTGTAAAAGTGAAGTTTCTATCTATCACAGTACCAGATGAGTTAGTAAATTTTATATTAAATCCTGAGGCTGATACAGAGGTGATTGTATATGTCTCATTAAAAGCCATGTTGACAGGAACAACTTGAATTGATGGCAGATAAGCTGATGTACTACCTCCCAAAGCGGAAGTGCCTGTGAAAAAATTATTTACAAAAGAAATATTTTTTCCAGAATTTGATGTTCCTGAGGCAATCACACCATTTGAAACGGCAGCGTTTTGAGCAGAAGTTTCATTTCTTAATTCAAGAAAAGCATCAAATCCAAGAACAGAAACTTGAACATTAGAAGTAATATTATCTGATTTTAAAGTAGCTTTAAATTTAAAATATCTTCCAACAAAACTTGCTTGACTAAAATCTTGAAAGTCTGAGAATGTTGAATTATCTAAAGAAGTTGCAACAGACAACTTAACATTTGTTTGGTTTATTATATTTCCGTCCCAAGAGGGGTAATCATCTATATTACCTGTCCGACTATCAAAAAGATCTGCTGTATTTACTCCAAGACTTGTGATAACCCTTTTTAAATTTAAAGAATAAGATGCTCCTAGATCAAGAACATTTGCAAATTCATAAGTGCCTGTTGCTGTGGCCGCCAGAGTTTGCAGTTGTAATTTGTTATTTGAAACAGTTGTATTAACTTTGGGTGTACCTGTGAAACTTGGATTCTCTCTTTGTTGAATGATACTTAGTGATGTAAGTTGATCTGGGATTGTGACAGATATAGTTGCATCATTCACTGAAAAATTTCCAGTGTCGTCAGTGTATTTCAAAACATATGTCCCAAGTAAAGCTGGAACAACTGCTTCTGTTGAATTACCAGCGACAGCCTCAATAAGATCTTGAGCAGTACCAAAAGAAACACCGCTAGTTTCTGGAGCATGCCGAATATGAACTCGGCCTCCATGTATTGTGTCAATATCGGTTGATCTATCCCATTTTAGTCTGACTTGTTTTCCGTCAATAGGCTCTAAAGTTAGTCCTGTTACATCTTGAGGTGGGGCTGTTTTACCTTCAGCATCAAAAGACCTTTCAAGCGGTGTTGTTGATGGTTCTCCAAGAGCATTTATAGCAAAAATTCTAAAATTGTATTTTCCAACATCTGCATTTTCTATTACTAAATCATTTGAGGTTACATTCAAATTTGTATAATTTTCATTCTCTCTACGGTATTGAACTTGATAACTTGTCGCACCCGCAACAGGTTTCCATGAAGCAATAATTTTACTTACAGCTTTGTTATTGATGGCAACAAGTTTCTCTTCAAATGTAATATTTTCTGGTGGTTGTTTTACTTCAGTTAGTGTTGTTATTGATCTAGACGGTAATTGTTCACCATTTTCGACAAAGCTATACTTATTTTCATCATGTAAAACAGATGTAATAGTAAAAGTTGTATCTTCATTTTCTTTAACACTAACAACTCTAAATAACTGAGTTTTTAATGTAGGAGTTTCTATAACATAAACTGAATTTGGATTAGGTGCTGTATTTGCTCCAGCTGCATTTGTAAAGGCTGAAGAGACTGTGATTGTATTGCCATTTATTTGGCTGATGTTGCGGGTGTTTACTGTTCCATCTGGTAAAACCACACTTAAGGTAGGAGCAGCGTTTATAGATGGCAAATCTGTATTTGAAGTATTATCTACAACAATCTGCGTAGTCGTTGGAGTTGATGAAGCAGAAATTCTTCCACCTCTTCTAACTCCGCTTTTCATAGGATCTTGTATAGAGATAACGTCATGTGGTTTAACAACCACTCCAGCGTCCATAGTTGTTGTAAAAGTGCAGCTTTCTCCTGTGTTTTGTTCGTTGTAAAGTAGCCATTTTCCAAATCTTTGAGCTTGACCCCTTGAAGTTGTACCAATAGCAGTAACTGTTTTTACAAATGTTCCATATTTGTCTCTTGTTGCTTGATCGGCTTCAACAGTTTCAAAATCTATTTCTTGAGTGTCAAGGTCAAAATATTGAACATTAAATACAGTATGTCTTGCTTTTCTACTACTACCAAAATAAGCAAATCCTTCTTCAGTTACATTTGCTAAGTTAAACAAATATTTTGGTTGAGTAACAGGAGAATCTTGAGCAATTTCAATGCTGTCATTAGCAAAGTAAGCTATACCCCGAAAAACAGAACAAAGCTCATTGATAACGATAAAGGCTTCTTTCGCTGTTGTAATATTTATATTTAGTGAGAAGCGTGGCTCAAGACCGCTTTGTCCATCATCTACAAGTTCATTGCAATATTGACTGACAGAGTAAAAAGAATATTGATTTAGTTTTGATTCAGATATTCCCGCCCCATAACGATCATTTGAAAGCAAGTTAAACAAAATCCAAGCTGGATCACTTGTCCAAGCTGTAGCAGTTTTAAATGTTCCGTTAAAAGTTCCAGAATATGTAATTCTTCCATTACTTGAATCAACAGTTGCATTGTGCGGTATTTTAACTTTTATACCTCGTATTCTGTATGTTCTTCTTGGCACTCTAGGAAATTGTTCAGAGCTTATTCTGATTGCCACATGAGCAGTATTTGGGTAAGTATCAGATTCTTTTATTAGTTCGCTTATTGTTAAAAAATTAAAAGCATTTACTATTTTTGCATCTGTGCTATCTGCTGTAACTCTATGAACTGAAATAACAACAGGAAAATTTGTATTTGCTGGTAAATCAAATTCATAATCTCTGTTATATGAGTTTGTTGATCTGCCTTTTACAGTGTCGTCAATATGAGTTGTGACTGTGCCGTTATTTTG